AGCCGCCTGTGGGACATCGGTGAAGATCGCCACGAGCGGGCTGTAGTATGTGCTGAGAAGGCTTGTCACGGCGCTATCGTTAAGTCGGTTGTACACTGCCGTCTGGAGGTCATCGGATTTCATTTCGTTGTCTTCTCCGCGCGTGCTTTGGCCTTGGCGATTGCAATGTTAACCAGTTCTAGCATCCGTGGAATCGCTCGTTCAACAGCAGGTATCCAAGCGGGACGTTTGCCCATCTTGAATGTGCCGAACTCAAGGTGATAGGCATATGGCAACCGGCTTCCGATTGCGCGTCCATATTTGCCTCGGTTTTCAATGTAGGTTGATGTCAGCAAAGCGCCTCCATCAGTGGCCGGGGCTTCGCCTTCTTTTGACGCCTGATGCTTGATGTCTCTGTTTTTTCCCTTGTAATAAATCCGCCCTGTTTTCGGCGGATTCTCAATAGCATTTCTAACGTCTCTGAGAGCGTTTTGTGCGGTTGCTTTGACAATCAGTTCCAATGATCTGCCAAGGTCTTTCCCATAGGCTTGCAAGGCCGCGTTGACCTCTTTCAAGCCCTTGATCTCGACCTTGACATCAGGATACGCCATCAGGCCGCGACCCCGCCATCAACGTCGATCTGAAGCCACTTGTTGGCGAACTCCATGTTATCGAGGAACCGGATGTTGTGAATTTTGTTCCTGATCTGCACGCGGTCGGAATCCAGCAACGCCGAGGTGTAGCGAACCACAAGACGCAACCGAACGGTTGCCTCGGTGCGGTCATGTGCAAATCGCTCCGAGCCGCCAACCGGCACCACATAGGCGCGGGTCGGTGCGCCGGAAACGGTAGCCCAGGATTCCGTCTGGCCTCCTGCACCATCACTGGTCAAGGTGCGGCGCTGGAACGTCACCGGCTCTTTCAGCTTGCCGGAATTCATGTCGCAACATTTCATCATCGGGTGGTAAACTCTATAATGTCCATGTTGACGGAGACATCGACGGTGCTGGCCGATACATTGGCGAGGAAGCCAAAGTCGCACAGCGGCGGGAAGTAGAGCGGCGGATCGAAAACAACGTCGAGAAGTCCGGCACTTTGCGGATACTCGGTCACGAGCAGCATCGAGGTATATGGTGCTGCTACTTCCAAGATATTCTCTCGCTTGTAGAGAACGATGTTGGCCTTCTTGTCGGAATCGCTTGAGATGGTCACGTTGCGGAGTGCCGCACTCCGGTCACGCGGAGTAGTGTAGACAGCCATCTCTGTCTTTCCGCGTCCTAGCGTACCATCGACAATAACTGCCCAGTCCTCTCCTCCTGCGGCATTCTCAATGGTTATCGTCCCGGCGTGCGATCTAGCGGTCTGCGTGGAATATGTTCCAGACTTGGACACATAGACATCAAACAGGCGGATGAATGACTTCGATGTTTGCGCGCTTGCGGATGCACCTGCTGTTGCCAGCGCCTGGGTGGTATAGTCACCGAACTCATCAATGCCGATTAAAACAATTTCTCTCGCCCCGGAACCGTTGGCCGTGTCGTTGGCATTGCCACCGGCCTTGATGCGGAGATGAACATGGGCATTTGCTTGGGGCGTGCGATAGAAGCCAGAGCGAGATACAGGCACGAAGCTGGAACCGACAGATGTATTTCGGCCAAACTTGTTGAATGACCGACAACCAGAAGCCAGCCCGCGCGCAATGTCGAGACTGCTGGGATATGTCATATCCGCGCCACCTTGTATTGAGCGATGATGCCCGCAGCGCCAGATGCGTCATAGGCATCTTTCGGGTCGCAGTCATCACCACGATGGCTATACAGGAAAGCTGCAAGCTGCTTAACGGCACGCTTCATCGGAGAAGGGACTGCTGCTGCATTGGCATAGCCAGCCACATAGATAATCTGGATGGCATTATTGGCACGCAGAGCAACCGGCCAAGTCTGACCGCGCTTGAGTGTCAACCTTCCAGGAGTCTGATATGTGTCAACGTCGAAGACATTGGCAACCGTGATGGCCGTTGCATTGCTGCCTTCATCATAGACAGTGACCGATGTAATCGACTGAAGAGGCCAACGCGGGATAGCAAGGCTTTGAATGGTGCTGGTGCGCGCCAGTTCTGTGATCGACATCTCACGCACGCCATCCCACCACGCCTCGCCACCAGCGGGCCAGCGATCAAGTGAGAGCCGCCATGACTGCGTGATGAACGCAAGGCCGGTCATGTTCTCGATCTCGGTTCGAGCATCCGTGATGAGCGTATTGGCCTCAGCGTCAGGAAGTTCCGTCGAATCAGTGCGAAGATGCGTGCGGAGTTCCGCAGCCGTCACCGGCTCGGATGCAGGGGCGGACGTAAGAACAGAACCTCGGAACTGATAAAGCGGAACGGCGGCGCGAAGGCTCATGGATTAACCTTTCCTGACTTTCTTCTTTGGCGTCTCGATCTTGGTTTCGAGCGGCGGCATATCTGCCACTTCAATAGCAGCACCTTCCTCGATCGCCAAGACGGCAAGGTTGCCTTCGAGGATCGAGCCAGCATCGAACCGCACAACCGTGTGGCCTTCTGGCGCACAAGAGAACTGGCGGATGAGTTTAACCTTCATTTGATTGCTCCGATGCAATTGGCATGTAGTAATTCATCCCGCCCGCCCAGATGCGGCAAGGATGCTCAACAGTTGCCGGGTCAAGCCACTCAACGCCGGGGCCACCTTGAGCCAGCACGGCAGGATCATGGCCCTGCGGCACGTAGTCTTCGGGCAGCGGGTCAGGACGCGTCCCTGCGATCTGTGTCAGGCGCACATTGACATGGTAGCGGCTGTCCATGACGGCGGGCGTGATGATCTCGCCATCAGGGCCAACAACCGCCGGAGTAACAACCACGGGGCCGATTTCGTCAATGTAGCAGCCATTGGGGCGATCATCATAGGTGAGGCTGACGATAGCTGCCCATGCGTCCCATGTGGCTTCGTCGGTGGCGCGGTACATGAGGTCATTTCCCATTATGCAGTCCTTGCGATGAGTTCCGCATTAGTCAGGCGGCGCGGGACATAGGTGATCTGGCGGATGTGGCCGTTCATATAAAGAACGTTGGTTATATTCCCTATATCAAGCCTAGATACACTCGGGACATTTCCCAAGTTATCTGTTCCGGTAATAGCACCATTAGCGGCCCCGGCAAAATCATTCAACTTGTACGAAAACGCATTTTTGAACTCCACATTATTAGTCACAGTCGTGTATGGTATTGCAACCTGAAGCGTGGTAGCAAATGTCACAAAAATAGTCTCTCCTGTTGGGTTGCGGCGCACGCCCATGAAATTGCTTGTCGTGCCATCATTAAGAGCCGCTGCGTAGGCAACACCGGAGCTTTGCCCGATATAATCAGCGGATATAATCAATGCGCCTTCCGTTGCGTTGTACGGAAACTGGCTCACTCCCACGCTTGCCACATCGGCGTTGCGGGTGACGGACGCAGCAGCCGTGGGGATGTAGGAGGTGGCAAAGGCTCCGGCTTCAAGCTGTGCGTTGCTCACAGTTCCTGTAACCGTAAGTGTCAGCGTTCCAGCGGTTGGTGTAAAAGTAAGTGTTACGCGGTTAGGATATACCCCCGTTCCAATTAACGGTCCGGCACTTGATGCGCCAGAAAGCGTGACAGTTCCGGTTCCGTAAAACGATAGTGTATGTGCTGTTGCCGTAACAGTGACACTTTGCGTTGAAAGTGTCGCGCTGTTTAACAGCAAATTTGTCCTCTGCTCCTCCACCAGCAGCCCCTTTGCCGCCAGCGTTGACGGGTCGTAGTCAAGGCGCGGGCCATAGGCGGCGGCAGCACTAGGCGCCGCGCCAAAGTTAGGCGTGTAAGAATCAAGCGACGCGCTGCTGGAGAGTTGCGCGCCCCAGAGATAGACGCCAGAGATGCCATCGCCAGTGAACGAAGAGCCTCGGGTAGCAGCGCCGCTATCAACCAGATTGATGTTTGTATTACCAGCCGCCCCAGAAAGTGTGCTGGTAATCGCCAGGCGATACCAACCGTTTGCGGCGTCCGTGATGGAAGCCGATGTGTAATTGCCAGAGGTTACAGTCGCCAACGTAAGGTCAAAGTTAGCAAAATTAGTAGATATTCCTCCAGTCCACAAAAGTTGGACGAAACGTGCGCCAGATGCCTTCACATAAACGGAAAAGGTGTACGCTGCCGCAGTCGATGTGAACGCTTGGTTCGTAAATGTTGCAGTAGTTGAAGCCGCTGAAACCAACGTATCGGCAGACAATGAGCCATTTGGAGCCGCTATGGTATTTGCAGAAATGCTGGAGTTTCCTTTCGTCCACGCCGCATTATCAAACGCTTCCGTGAAACCCAGCAGGTTCTTTGGCGTGCTCGGGTTATAATACGGATACGCGGAGGCGTTGGCTTGCATCCCGCCGAGGTCGGAGCGGTAGAGGTGTGCGCCCCATGCGTAGACTTCGTCGCCGCTGGTGACAATGCGGATGCCCGCGCTCTTCGTGCCCGCCGTAGGTGTCTGCGTAACTGTGTAGAGCGCCCAATCATTGGTAATCGTGACGGTCGTGTATGTGCCGTTGTCGGCAGCAATCTGAATATCGCCCGTCCCGGTCTTGCGGCGCAGCCACACGCCAAAGACATAGGATACAGCAACAGCAGTGTATGACTGCAAAACCGTGCCGTTAGCACCTGACGCCGCAATAGTGTCTGCCGTAATCGCATTATCGGGGGCAGCGATTGAATTTGCTGCTATCGTCGCAGACGTTTTTGTCCAGCTAGAAGTGTCTAGCTGCTCACTCGCCAGCAGCAGGTTATGCTGTGCCCAATTGATGTAGCCGTTGCTGTCCGTCACGGTGGCAAGAGAGCCGCGCGAAAAAGTGATGAGGTCAGTTGCGAAACCAGTTGTCGTCGGCATCAGCCCTGCATCCTTACGGCGCGATCATTGTGAACAAATCAATTGCAGATTTTACGATGAGAGAAGCGGCCCCATTAAAGGAGCCGCCCCTTAGTCAAGTTTAGGTAGCAGCCACGTTGCTGCCGACGAACGTGGTGGCAGCGCGATGCGGCTTGTTGAGGATGCCGTAGACCTTGACGGTCGCATCGGTGCCGGTGGTGCCAACGCCGTTCATGCGAACATAACGCTTGGAACCCTTGTAGCCAATGCCGCCGATGATCTTGTTGTCATCGCCATCGGCAGTGACAGACAGGGCAATCGTGCCATTAACCGAATCAGCAGCGACAATGGCCGCAGCGTCACCAGCAACGGTCGTGTCGGAGTGCTGGGCCGTGAATGTGAAGCCAGCAGCAGCGCCAGCATCGGTCACGGTGTCGGTGGCAAGCATCAAAGTGACGGCGTCGAAGCCACGAGTATCAACCCACGAAGTAGCACCGGCAGTGGTGCCAGAGAGAGTCACGGTGCCAAGCAGAACAACCTGCTTGTTGGAAAGCATATCACGCATCTCAAGAATCCTTCTTATCGGCGTGGTTGCGGAGCGGCGTTATTGCCGCCCCGCGTTAGTGCTTTAGGCAGTGAACTCGATCAGCTTGAGAGCCTCAAAGTTCACGACATCGCCGCCCACACGCTTCGTGGTGTAGAACTCAACGTAGGGCTTGGCAGAGTAGGGATCGCGCAGAGTGCGGATGCCGAGGCGGTCCACGATCTGATAGGCTTCGCGCATATCGCCAACGGCGATGGAGAGCGAATCCGTGGCCGGATCGGGCATGTCCTCAAAGGACGCGACCGGATAGCCGAGCAGCGAAGCGGGCTGACCGGCAGCGATGCCGGGAGACCACAGGTAAGCGCCGTCCGAGTCCTTGAGCTTGCGCGTCAGCTTGAGCGTGGCGCGGTTCATGAACCAAGTTGCGTTGGCGCGGTACTGCTGCTTGAGGCCATAGAGCGCGTTGATGAGAACATCGCCACCGTTGGGAGCGGCGGCAAATGCGCCGTTCACGCCGGTATCGAAACGCTCGATGGTGCCGGGAAGCGTGGTGCCAGACGAATAGGTCAGGAAGCCACGGGGCTTATTGACGCCGTTGCCGACAACGAAAGCGTTGGCTTCGTCACGGGCGAACTTCTCGGAAACCTTGGAGGCAAGCCATGCTTCCATGTTGATCGAGGCGTCATCGAGCAGCTTTTGCGTAGCCTTGGGCTTCGCATAGAGTTCGTGGGCAGGAATGCGCCACTTGCCAAGCTGCGGCGTGTTGGTCTCAGGACGGCTGTCCGTTTCTCCAACCCAGCCCGAAGAGGCTTCGTTGAGATCGAACAGGCCTTCGAGGGCATCCGAGGAGATGACCTGGATCGAGGCGTATGCACGCATCGGGCTGGTCTCGAAGACCTTCATCACGATACGGCCAGAGAGGTCGGGATTGACCACATAGCCGCCATCTGGATCGGTGCCGACCGACAGAGCCTTGCGCTCATCCGGCCCCATGACTTCTTCGCCCTTGCGGAGGAAGGTGTCGAACGCGGCTTTGTAGCCGTCCATGTCGGCAGCGCCGAAGGAACCAGCAACAGCGCCACGGCGGCGTGCGTTCATGGAGGCCCACTCCTGGGCCTTGCGGTCCAGATCGACCACTTCGCCACGCTCGTCGGTGACGATGCGGGACTGACGCTTGGAAGCCAGAACGGCCTCGTCAGCAATCTTCTGGGCCTTCTCAAGATCGGCTTCGATCTTCTGAAGCTTGGCCTCGGTCACGACATCGGCGCTGCCCTTCTTCTCGATCTGGGCAAGGCGTTCGTCGTTGGCCTTCTTGAACTCTTCGAATCCGGCGTGCAGCGCCTCAACCGCGCCGACGGCCTTCTTGATTTCCTCTGACATGCAGGAATTCCTTTAGCTTTGACAGTGACTGTAAAAGGGCGTCTACGCCCTCGATTACGGCCTCTTCATCGCCAGCGTCCCGCTGTCTCTGTAGGGCTTTGAATCCGTGGAGAGTGAGAGCCACGGCCTCTTTGCGAGAGTATCCTGCATCACGCAGGAAACGCTCGAAATCTCTTTCGGTGGTGATCGACTTGACGTTTGTCACCTTTGCATCCGGCAGCATCGGGAACGTCACAAGACTGATCTCGAACAGGTCCAGTTCCATCAGTTTGCGAACACGACCATCGCCCTCAGGGATGGCTTCCATTGTTCGGTATCCGATAGACATGGAATCGATGGCCCCGGCGCGTAGAAGCGCCATTGCCTCGCGGCCTTTTTCTACTTCTTTGAGCAGACGGCCACGGACAAACAGGCCACGCTCGTCCTCGTAGATGTCGTCCCAGACGCCGATGGGCTGGCTCATATCGTGCTGCCATAGCATCTTGACTTTACGAGAGCCGAGCGATTTGCGGAATGCGCCGCGTTCGACCACATCCATTCCCTGATCGACAACGCCGAACACGGAGGCATAGCCCTCGAAGACGCCATCTTGATCCGGTTCGCGCTTGAGCGTCAGGGCAACGGATTTATGCTGGATCGGTTCGGACATGAACTTGTCGCCCTCTTCTCTGCGAACTATTGCGTTGGCCCATGAGCGGCCAGGATCACCGCCCCACAAGGCCCATGCGATGCGGCCAGCGGACGGATAGCCATCCTCGCCGGGGGAGAATCCTTGGCCTTGCTTGTCCACCTCATGGCGGGCGAAGTATGAGACCATGCGCTTGACGGTATCGAGCGAAAGGTTGCGGCGATTCTTGATGTCACGAGCGCGGGCAACGCCGATCTCGGTTCCGCCACGGTTGAACTCATCACGCCATTCGAGGCCGCGTGTGGCTTCTCGTGCCATTGCCTCGTTGGGAGAGAACCCATCGGCCTTGCCTTCCCACTTGGAAATGCAGACGGCATAACGCTGATCTTCATCAGGAAAATCAGACATCGCCTCCTCGTCGCTCATGCAACGGGAGAGAAATTCGTCTTCGCTTTCGGTCGGGCCGGGGCTAGGCATGAGGGGAATATATCATTGCTTGATTGAAATCACAACATGGCCTCAAGGGCGGCTTCGTCCACGATGTAACCAACGGCGCAACGGCAGTTGATGACCTCATCGCCCGGGCCTTCTGGATCACCGGGAAACATGAGTTCGGCATCGCCAACCTTGAATTTTTCGTCCATGCCCACCGGCGGTTGAGTAGCAGCGATTCGATGCGTATCTCTGGTGCGGTCATCAGCAGCAGCCAGCCACTCGCGGGACAATGGCAAGCCAGTCTGCTTTGCGGCCTCCTGGGAGCCGTAATTAGCAGCGCCGTGCGTCTCTGTGCGGGCAATCACGTTCGCCCGGGTCGAGGACAGGGAAGGCACCAGATCGAGGATGGCATCGGCAACCCCGCGCTGTCCAAGGCCTTCGCGATAGCCGCGATCCACGGCATTGACAATCTGGCGGCGGGTTGTTTCCGTCACCTCGGTGATGCGGCGGCGGATCATCTCCTGCTGGACATAGCGCAGCGCCAGCCGCGTCATGATCTGGGCAAAGGATTCCTTCGTCTCCAGCGGCAGGCCGTGCGCCTTGCCTTGGTCGAGAATGCGAAGCCCGAATTGCGTGATCGACGCCATCGCCATCTGGCGATAGGTCGCCTCGATGCGGTCATGGAATCCGCGCGGTAAAGTCACCTGATTGGTCTGGAGCCACATCTCCACCATGTCTTTCATGGCGGTGGCGATCTCGCGTTGCAGGCGGGCGCGGAATTGAACCGTCAGGCGGTCGAGCAAGGCGACCTGACGGCGATGCTCCCGGCGCTTGTTATTATCGATTAGGCGTCGTGCCATAGGCCACAGCTTTCATTTCCTCGACTGTCATGTCAACTGAGGTGTCTCCTGCCACGCTCAAGGGGATTTCGGCGGAAGAAACGAACAGGACATCACCGCCATCGATTGGCCCATAGCCCTTCAACGCGCGGCGCTCATTGATGGTGAGGTCTTGTGACTGGTCAGCCATCTGCCACATCGAAAGACGCTTCTCGGCAATCGCCGGTATGCTGTCGATGTCAGGCTTGATCTCGACACCGTAGATGGATCCGAGCCATGCGTTCCAATCGTTTACGATCATTTGAAGCAGTGGGAGCGCCGTGTCTTCCCAGAAGGCCAGACGGGCCTCGGCATAGTTGGAATAGGTGTTATCGCCAGGAATGCCGAGAAGCTGCGGCGGCACGCCGAAGGCCAAGGCAACGTCACGGGCCGAGGAGAACTTGGTCTCGATGATGGACATATCATCGGGTGACAAGCCCATCTGCTTCCAGTCAAGGCCACCTTCGAGGAGCATCGGGCGACCGGCATTGGAGGAGCCAGAGTATTGTTCCTCGATCTGCGCCTTGAGACGGTTGAAGTTCTCGTCTGATAGCGTACCGGAATCCTTGACGGTCAATGCACCGGAAGGACGCGCCGAGTTCTGAAGCAAGGCTTGCATCCAGTTCATGGCTTCGTTGTTCTGGTCGATGGCGTAGGAACCCGCCTCGATTGGACTCATGCCGTACCAGTCGTTCAACGGGTTGAACAGCTTCAAGTGCCGCACATCGCAGGTGAGCGTGCGCGGGTCCATCTCCCACCGCACCTTGTTCTGTCCGAGCGTATACTCGTATGCAGACGGTATGCCGTTGGATGATGGAACGATCTTCATGCGGTCGGGGCGAAGCTGGTAGAGTTCTTTCACCTCGCGGCCCACCATGAACCGCTCTTCGTAGCCGTTGCCCGCGATCATCAGGAACGACACCTTGGCGCGAACGTAATCGGAATAGGACTGAAGCGGATTCGGGCGCTCGAGCAGGGTGATGAGCGGATGATCGACCAGTTCCGTCTCGCCACGGTAGACGCCAAGATTGACGGATGCGATGGCATCAGCGATCCGGTTGATGGCCTGATATGCCACCACGTTCTTGCCATAGGCCTCCTTGGCGAAGGATTCGTAGTTGCGTGGAGACCACACGGCTTGGCCGGGATTGATCACCATAAGCTTGGCGGCAGCGGATTCCTTGCGCTCTTGCGGGCGGCGGAAACGGTCAAAAAGTCCCATCTAGAACCTCACAAGGCGCGAACCGCAGGAGCAGACTGCGGCGCGGTCATATCGGAAATTGCACTCATTGCGGCGTCTATCATATCATCATGTGTGCCGTTGGGAAAGACCGAGGCCTCGGACATGAAATCGGCCAGGTGATCAATGTTGGACATGATGTAGACATTGCCGGATTGGACGTAGGGCGCGGCATCGAATGCGCGTGTCACTTTGTCGGTGTTGCGCTGAATCGGAATGATCGGAATGCCTTCGCGCTTCAGCTTCTGGATCAGGCCGGTGCCGCTTACCTTGTCTTCGACCTTGATGGCTCGAAGCGGCCCATGATACGGCTGGGAATGATGCTTCTGCCAAAACGCGCGGGCCATCGTCTCAAGTTCTGGAGCCTCCCATTTGCCGCGTGCCATATCGAGCAGCACGATCTGTCCGGTTTGCGTTTGACCCCAGCATTGGAAGACGGAATAGTCATTCTGCTCCTTTGTCTTTTGCGCGGTGTCGGCATAGATCGCCCGCCACTTGAGCGGCGGCATGGCATCGTAGAACCGCCACCATTCGTCCTTGAAGATGCCGCCGCCAAGCGGAGCGGGGCGTTGCATGTATTGGCCAGCGAAGACGTATGGACTGGATTGCTCGAGGCGGTCGAGCATCTCGGGCGGGAATTGTTCCGGCCAGAACGATGATCCATCGGGATCACGGGCAGGGATGACGAGGCTGTCCCAATGCTCTCCTGAACCGCCGCCTAGAAGCCAGCCAGAAAGATCATCCTCGTGGAGTCGCTGCATGATGACGATGATCGGCGTGTCGGTCTTGTTGAGGCGCGATTGTATCGTGGTCTGATACCAGTCGATCACGTTCTGGCGCATGATGGGCGATGTTGCCTCACCTGCCTTATGCGGATCATCGATGATTATGGCACCGCCGAAGCCGTCTCGCATCTTGCCAGCGCCATAGCCGGTGATGGTTCCTTCTGCGCCGGTTGCGTAGACAATGCCGCCGTGTGAGGTGCGGAACTCATCCTTTGCCTTGCTATCGTCCTGAAGCGAGACCCACGGGAAGATTGATCGATAGGTCTCGTGCTGCATCATGGCGCGGATGTCGTATGCGTTGGATGTAGCGAGGCGCTTGGAATAGCTGGCGTGAATAAATTCGGCATCTGGTACGAGGCCGATGGTCCAGGCGATGAATGCCTTGACGGCAATCTCGGTCTTGCCGGATCGAGGCGGCACGTTGATGATGAGCCGCTTGATGCGGTGGGCGAAGACCTGCTCGAGGCTACGGCAGATTGCCCGCTGGTGCTGGTTCGGCAGCATGTCCTGATTGGTGCGGGCGCGGTAGATCGTGCGGGCGAACTTGTAGAGCCGTTGATGGTTGGCGGCTCGATGCTCACTCGGCGTCATCGTAAATCTTGTTGAGCGCAGCAAGGACGGCAGCGGCGACTGGCTCTGGCCTCAGCGATCCATCCTCGTTGGAGATGTCCACGGTTTCGCGCCAGCGTGCGCGCGTCTTTAGCCAGAAGATCATGGCGGTGGTATCGCCAGCCTTTGCCTTGTTGAAGAGCGCACCGCCGATAGTTGCATTTGCCTTGTCCCTGGCTTGCTTCAGTTCGGCGGAATAATACTTGTAGAGCGTCTCTTTGTGGATGCCGAGGATTTCGGCAATGCTCTCGTGCGTGGTGCCGACCGTTGCGTGGAGCGAGACCAGCTGGCGCTGCGCGTCTGTCGGTGCATGAGGCTTGCGGCCCAGCTTGCCTTTGGTTTCTTCGGTCATGTCGATGCCTCGAGTTTCTTGCGTTTTTCAGCTATGGCAACATCATATGATGCGGCGCTGTCTTTCTTCCAATCGTATCGGTTCGAAGCGACATCCTCGAATGTCTGGCCGGTGGATTCGAGCGTTGCCTTGTTGCCGGTGAATTCCTGCCAGCGTTTGACGATGACATCGCAGTATCCGGGGTCGAGTTCCATGAGGCGGGCGTAACGCCCATGCTCTTCTGCTGCGATCATAGTTGTTCCGGAACCGCCGAAGCTATCCAGCACAACATCACCGCCCTTCGTGTTGTTCAGCATCTGATAGGCAAAGAGTGCGACCGGCTTCATGGTCGGATGCTCGCCGTTGCGAGATGGCTTATCGAATTCCAAGATGGTGGTCTGCTTGCGGTCGGTCGCCCAGAGATGACCGGCTCCTTCTTTCCATCCGTAGAGGCACGGCTCGTGCTTCCAGTGATAGTCTTGACGGCCCATGACCATTGTTGACTTCTTCCAAATCAAACACTGGCGCACCTTCCATCTGGCGTCATGGCACGCACCACGGAAATTGTATCCCTCCGAATCGGCGTGCCAGATGTAAAACACAGCGCCCGGCTTCATGACGGTGTCTGCTGTCACGCACGCATCTCTCAGGAACTGACGGAATTGATCGTCGCCCATTTCGTCATTCTGAATCTTGAGAGCGTCTTTTGTCTTTCCCTCATAGGCAACGTTATAGGGTGGATCTGTAAGCCACATATCGACCAATTGGTTTTGCACCAACGTCTGCATGGCATCCACGCTAGTGCTGTCACCGCACATCAGCCGATGCCGACCAAGCAGCCACACGTCGCCTTCGACCGTCACAGGGTTGACCGGCGTTTCCGGTACCGCGTCTGGATCAGTCAGGCCCTCGGTCTTCTCCGCGAGGAAGTTCTCAAGTTCGCCCGGATCGAAACCGGTGAGGGACAGATCGAAGTCCATGCCCTGCAAATCACCAAGTTCGACTTTCAACAGATCAATGTCCCATCCGGCGTCGAGCGCCATCCGGTTGTCGGCGATGACATAGGCGCGCTTCTGGGCCTCCGTGAGGTGGCTCGCCTCAACGCACGGCACTTCCTTCAGTCCCAGCTTGTTCGCCGCCAGGACGCGTCCGTGGCCCGCCACGATGCCGTTCTTCCCGTCCG